CACCACCGAGTAGTAAGTAACCAAAAGCATCACCTACGTGTGAGTGTTCGTTCTTATTTGGCGCATCTCTAAATCGTTCTTGACCAGCACCGACTGACACACGCTTGAAATGATAACCACCAGCTAACGATTTACGCACCATTTTGCATTTTGTTGATATCATAAGACCAGGTTTGCCATTAATAAGTCGTTGCATAGGCGCAGCCGCAGCTTCTCGTCTTACTTTAAAGTCATTAGATGGTGTTGGCTGTGCGCGTAACCCTAAAGTTCGTAAATAATCGAAGGCAGTGACTTCATAAATCGCATCTCGTTGCATACCAGCTGGGTCTCCCCATAACATCACTTGAGCTTTTGGGTATTTAGCGTTAAGTTCAGCTAGTAATTGCTGACCAAATCGCTCTAATCCCATGTCAAAGGTAACGATTTCATCTAAAATAACCCATCTTCCGTTAGGATAGCGCTGACCAACTACTGCTGCTGGTGTTAAACCGAAGTCAAGACCCACTTGAAGTGAATGTTCTGGATCATATTCAACTTCACCACTCATAGAATGGTCATCATACTCTGGCCATACGGGTCTACCTTCTTGAACATAGGTGTATTTACCTTCGGCATAGCATTTAATCCAGTCCAAGTTCTTACCACCAAGCATTTGCATATAGTAACCAGCTGGTAAATTACCTACGTTTTCAGCTTTAGGATTAATTTTCCACCATCTGCCACCAGAAAATATATGATCGTTAGCTTCTGGATTCTCTGGTAGATCACCTGGTGATACTTCTGTTACACCACCTGGTTGTTTAAAGAATTGCCATGCATATTTACCAGATAGTTTATCTTTTTCTGCTAGTCGATACCACCAGTGGTCATCATCCATTGGATTAGTATCCATCCACACACCATGCCAAGTAGGTCCGCCATCACGTTGTGTCGGATACCGACCCACACGATGTGTAAGTCCATCAATAACTGCTTTAGGTAATTCACGAGCTTCATTTACCCATGCTCCTGTAAGTTCAAGTGATAGAAGTTTTCTTACGTCTTTAGGTTGGTCCAACGCTAAGAAGATTACTTCACAGTCAATCCCCGCAGCATCACCCCGTGCTGGGAGTCTGATGTGGTGAGTAATAGGAGGAGTATATAGCATCGGACCAAAAGTGTTTTCTGGAAATAAATCTTGCCATGTTTTGATCGTTGTTGTTTTTAATTCTGGATATGAGTTACGCACAATCACAAATCGTGTATAACGAATGCCATCTACTGGAGATGGCTTCTGTCTGACTGCACGCATCATGATCTCTGCGGCACATGCATAGGATTTACCAGATCCTACAGGCCCCATCAGTCCACGCACGAATGCATCTGACTGTAGGAATTGCCAAGTAGTTGGCGCTGTAGAAAAGTCTAAGTCAATACCAGGGCCATGAAGTGCCTTGGTTGATACTTCTTTTTTATTAGCCATCGATATCTTTAATTTCGAGTGCTAGTAATTGATTAAGCACTTGGATGCGAGCTTGCAATGCATCTATAATCTGTAAAGATTCCGTTTGGTAAATGTTATTTAATGCGTAAGCATCTCTTAACTTCTGAATACGTGACTCTAAATCATTTGGCTGACTCATTAGAACTCTCCTCTAGTTGTAAACGATCTGATACTAACTTAGCATAGCCAGCAATGTCAATCCATGAATCAACATGATTAGCATTGCCATATAAAATACGACTTAATTTATGAACAATCATGTGTATTGCTTCTTTTTGATCTGGCATCATATCTTGAAAGCTATATAATCCAGAAATATCTTCCATGATTTCTTGAATGAATACAGCTTTCATTAAAAAATTGCCGTGTTCTTTTTCTCTAGCTTCCAGTATCTGACTTATCTGATCCTGTTTCTTCTGTGTTTTCGCCATTGTCTATAATCTCGGGTGCGCGTATGTTAATACCTAATACGCTTGGTTTATCTGATTCTTCTGGATTATCTAGTAAACCAGATGCTTTTGCAAGTAAACGTAAGACTCCCACTTTGTCCCACAACTCAATGTCAAGAGTCGTGTAACTATTACCTTCCTTATCCACTTTAGTATTAGACTTAATGGACTTAATGGCCTGTAAAGCGTGGTCTGGTATATCCTTACTCGGTTTAACTTTAATATTGCCTTGCTCATCCCATTCCATAATATCAGTAAGTTTCGTATTCGCCATGCAGAGTAAAGAATAGCTGACAGCTTCACGATTTTGTTGTAACGTAGTTGAACGCTCCAACTTCTTTTGAAGGCTACGAACACCACCATAGCCAGCCAAAGACGGAATAGGGTTTTTCTTTTTGACTTCTTCCACCATTTAGAATGGTAAATCATCTGGAAGATCATCAAAGTCAGCTTTAACTGCATTAACTGGTGTGCCTTTAATTAACTTAGGCTTACCTAAACTTACTGAAATATATTCACGACCACTATGTCCAGCAGTTTTCTTTGAAATATTTAGATAAAATAAATTGCCATCATGATCTGCAAACTCACCAGTCCAATCAGCATGCCAATCTTCTTTTTTATTTTCGTTTACGAATGCAACGCCTGTGCCTGGTTTACGTGGTTGTTTTTGTTCTGCCATACTATTCTCCTATTTAATGGGTGATACTTTAACTCTTCTGTCCATACAATCTTTACATAACCATCTTCTATTACGACCATTCAGTGATACTTTCCACTTACCATCGTGACTATGTTTATGTCTTGAACAAGCTGAACAGAATCTTGTTCCTAATGGACTTGGCTCTGCATCAATGTAATGTGCATGCTTAAGTGCCATATTCACTAATACTAACTACTGCTGCTCCTCCTGGTTTAGGTGTGCTTCTTGCAATAGATAACATATCAATTTGCGAATCATCATCATATACACCAGCCGCCATCAATGCATCCAAAATAGCTTTTAGGCAATTATCGAGATCAAATATACGCCGACTTCTAGGATGAATATAAATATTAACAGAAAGGCGAGCATTCCCAAAAGATCCAACATGGTCTCTAAGACAGATCGCTTGGACTGCTGTCTTGAATAACATACCTTCTTTTGAGATGAATCTTCTTTTACCATTTGCTCTCCAATATGTATTGACACTTGGTGGATAAGGTAACTCTATTAACACAGACTTCCCCACTGTTGAGCCATTGCATCTGCTATACCTTGAAATGTTTTAGCTCTATTTTTTTGTCTGTCTTTACCGCCTTTATTAAACCAATACCTGGAACTTTAGAACTTTGTCTTTCATTTACAATGTTAGTAGGTATTAATTTAGGCAATCCTTTTAACCATAAACAAGTTTTCTTTTTAAATGGATGCCCATATTCGTATGGTTGAATCGTTTGTGTATAGTTAGGCAACGCATAAACTTTAGATGGTATAGGATTTTCTACACATATCTTTGGTATATTTGCATTATATAACTTCATAAAAAATTCTTTAGCTTCTAATCCTTTGGCAAGCCTATCTTCATTTAATATTCCCTTTGGATAAAGAAATCTTGCGCCAGCATTAGATAAATATGTGCATGGCGGATGTGCAATCATTAAATCCCATCCATCATTAATAATATCTAATACATCACCTTGATAATGTTTGCCTGGAACATCGGTAGGTATAATATCACAACTCATAGCGTCATGCCCTAACTTAGCAAAAGCATCTCGAACTGTTCCACTATATTCGCAAGCAACCAATACTCTCATTAACCAATCACTTTATTAAGTCGGCTATTCAAATCGTCATTAGATAAATGTGCTTTAATGGCATTATTGATAATAGCAGCTTTCGTTTTGCCTTGGTCTTTAGATGCTTTATCTAACAATGCTACGCTATCTGGTGTTAGTCTAACTAGGAATGGTTTTAATGCTGACTCGCTCATAGTGAATCCTCGCTTTCTGGTATATGTTCATAAAAATCTTCAAATAGAGATTCGTTATCATTTAATACTTGTTTAGCAGAAAATAATGCCATATCTGGATCACAAGCACCATCAACTTTCCAATCTCCATTTTCAATGGCTTGCTCTACAACTTCAACTAACTCTTTTAATGCTTCATAAAGTGTCATAACAATTCCTTATACTTGGTTAATTGCTTCACTACTTTTTTCTTGTCTTTACCTTGCGCTTTAACTTTTTGTGGCCTTAAGAAAGCTGGCAGAATACAATCTATCGCTTTATATGCTTTCAGATTTGGTGGATCATCTTTCCATCCTGGACTTTTTAACTCCACCATGCCTTTCTCATTTTGGTATTTAACTTTGTATTCGTATTTACCAAACTCTTTGGCCATGGATTTCATCCACTCTTTAGCTTCCATCAAACTTCTTCTCTACTTCTCCAGTAGACTTGTTGAGTTCATACTCATAGTGTTGTCCATCGTTACCATTTTGGCCAATGGTGTCGATACGAGATTGCTTTTTCTTGCCAAATATACGATCCCAATTATTATTGGCTTCTTCTTCAGAAACTAATAATGGTCGTCTTAGTGATCCTTTGCTCATATACTTAATTCTTTACCTTTATCCATCTTCCATAAGTTTGATATTCTTTTAATAAAGTAGTCCATTTAATTAATCCAAACAAAGCACTTTGCTCTATATATTCTTTAGTAAATCTTACTTTTCTATATTGCACTTCTGGACTATATTTATTCAATGTATTGGTTATTGTATATTCGTATCTAACCCAAGACTTATGTTTTATTTCTCTTACTTTGCTCATATATATCCTTAATTGGTGCGAGCTATAGTTCGATTGACACCGAGACTATTATCTTAATTCGTATCCTCGCACAATACGAAAGCGCCTTATCAACTCCGACCATGACTAAGATAAGGATTAGTTCATGGAAGTATTCTCAATATATATCACAAAGATATCTATGTCAATATACATTTATAACTTGACTCATAATTATTTATCGCTTATATTAATCATAACGGGGCCATTACCCAGCCCTCCTAAATGTAGTAGCTGACAGATAGGGATAAACGTGGTGTAAGTCGGTGGATCTTTCTTATTAGTTGCTCTCTGGACAGAGATCAAGTAACAGTATCGGGGATCAGATCACTGAACATAGAGAGTAGTGCCATCTATGTCACCTAGATAAACGAGAAGCTACAACCCTAAAAGGTTAGTAAGATAATTTAACAATACTGTTTATTATCGGGTTAGGTTCTATTTCGGCACGAACTACATCATGTTAATCTATATTGTCTACAAAGCTCTCTATATCATCCTATTTGGTTTGTATTTAGTCTATATATTTATAAAGGAAATCCTAAGGTAAGGTTTGTTTTTGCTAAGACATACCATCTATCAGATATCTTAGTTGTCAATATATCACTTTTTAACAATTAATGTGTATAAAAAAGACATTTTTGTATACATATCTTATTGATTATACATAGAAAACAAGCATTTTTTAGTGTTACTAGAAATACAAAAGTTATATTAAAGTATAACAAATCTCAAAAAAGTGGGAAAAATTTGTGAGATATACCCTTCGATATGAGTGAGGGTGTGGGGGGCAATAGGTCACCTTTGAAATATCGGATAGTCAATTATAGGCAAGTGAGATTTAATGAAAGCCTTGATAAATAAAGCATGTCACAAGAGGGGTTATCGTTTAAGAGTATGCTAAACGAACCTTTAGCACACTATGAACTTATATCTTATCGACTGTAATGCCTTGCGAGAGTAGGCTCTTAAGTTCTTTTACTGACTTACCGCTATTAATAAGCTTTTCTAGCTTCAACAAATCGCTGTCACTTGCTATATATTCAAACAAGCTAGTTATATCATCCACTTGATTATGTTCTGATCTTCCAACTTCATGAGGTTGCATCGTTTTATCTATCTCGTTGATGAGTTTGGTATGTTTTCTTATCGCTGAGATATCAGAGTTTAAGAATTGATGTTCTTTTAGATCGCTATCTTTTATTTTTTCGTCATAGATAATTCGTCTAGTATTACCTTTTAAAGCTGGCCATGAGTTCTGCACACTCGAGATAATGCCAGCCTTTTCTAGTCTTTTTAAATGCTTTGCAATGTTCTGATGCGTGCAGCCTAGATCGTCAGCAATGCGCTGCAAGCTAACAAAGCTATAACCTCCTTTATTGCAATAACTTGCCAGCACTGCCAGCACTCTTAGATTCTCACCAGTAACGCTTTTATTTAAAAATGCCTTTAATGGCACTACGCAGAACTTGCGTAAATCTTCATTTTTAACGACCTTGAGCTTTATAGGCTCCGGTATATGATAGTTTTTACTTATCGAATTGCTATTATTCATTCAAACATTTTATCAAATTTATTTTATTTAACCTATTGACAATCAATAAAAACGAGTTCATAGTCACCACATCGCAGCAATAAATGCGATTTTTAAACAAACCATGAAAGGTAAATAAAATGCAAACATTAAACATACATGACATTAAATCAATAACATTAAGTGAAGTATCTAACTTTGAACGCAACGCAGATAAGTTACGTGAAGCATTTAGCGTAAGACGTTTAAACATTACTGACATCAGTGGCAATAGAATCAGCATCGAACTCTATGCTGATGATGCTAAGGCTTTAACAGTCATAGCTGACTGGAATCAAGACAAAACAGTTACACTTTAATCATTTAAAAACCACGAAAGGTGAATAACATGACAACAAAACTTCAAAACCTTATCTATTCAATGCTAACTGAATCAACTGGAATCGCTATCTGCGATAGTGGTGGCGACAATGGCCGCCACTGGCAACGAAACCAAAAAAAGACGATTCAAGACTTTATTGACTCACCCGAATGCACACTTGAGTCTTATCACTACAAAGACAATAACTGGGACTTGATTCCTACTATTGATCTATTTCATAAGCTAACCAGCTCACTTGATCTCGATGACTTATGCGATGAGTTCAACTCAATGCCAGTTGAAAACTGGAACTCTGATTATTATGGCGTGAGTTCAGAGGGTTTTGAATGGTTAGAAAATCAAGGCTTCCAAGCTATTGGCGAGGCTTACAATTCTTATAATGGCGACTCTGCATTATCTCAAGTTGTGCAAGGTCAGCAGCTTCAACTGCATGGCGATGATTACCTACTATTGCAGATTCATAACGGCGCAGATGTTCGAGGCGGTTACACTGACGCCAAGCTATTTAAAATAGACTTTAACGAGTTTATATTTTCAGAATATTGCAGCTTTTCTTATGGTGAGGGCGATAACGATCAAATTGACTATTTAAGCGGCGAGTGGACTGACTTCGAAGGTAACTATTTAGATAGTGAAGCACGAAACGAGATCGCTGCCAAAATTGGCGCTAAAACTATTACTGGCGGTCTTATCTATTAATTAAACTCTGAAAGGGTATATAAAATGAAACTAGCTATTTATCATGGCACCAGCAAGCCTTTAATTGCTGTCGGCAAGTATCAAGTAAACATGTTGCAGTTTGCTGAAAAGTATCAAGGTTGGCACTCATATGCTAACGATAAGACTACATTAAGAGCTTTAAACGGGCTTTTAAAGCGTGGATCAATCGTTATTAATAATCATAATCAATTCAGAATCAATTATTAAGGGGCTTTAATATGACTCAGTTACTTAAACACTTCCTATTTTTAACGCTTGGCATGATAAGTTTTTATTGCTGGTTATTACTACTCTTATCATTCTAAAGTTACACTTTAAGCGCCTTTAAACGGGCGCTTATGGGGTAATTTTACCCGAAACCATGAAAGGTAATTAAATGTATACATCGCAAAGGCAGCAAATTGAACTCTTAACGCAAGCCCTAACGCTTGCAATTACAGCGCCAACTAATGATAAGGCCAACGAGTGCATTGAAATGGCGTATTCATTCATGCGAGGCTTACCCGCTCAAACTGTAGAGCGTTGCAAATCAGAGGCCTCGAGATTGGCGGGTCTATTATGAAATTTATAGCTTATTATCGCGTCTCAACTGATAAGCAATGTGAAAGCGGTCTAGGTTTAGAAGCACAGCAGCAAATGTGCTACGCTTACGCAAGAGCGGAAGGCGTTGAGATCGTGGCCGAGTATACTGACATCGAGAGCGGGTCTCATAATCATAGACCCGAACTGCTCAAGGCGCTTGCACTTTTAGAGCTTGAAAAAGATCAATTCCTATTGGTTGCTAAGCAATGTAGACTTACGCGCTCGGTGCATCTTATGTCTGAGCTGTTAGAAAAGAAAGTGCCATTAGTCATCGCTGAAACCCCCAAAGCTAGCATCTTTGAATTACATATTCGCGCTGTATTGAATGAAGAGACAAGGCGTCAAATATCTATCAACACAAAGAATGCTTTGAGAGCCGCAAAGGCTCGAGGGATTAAGCTCGGGGCGCCTAGAGATCGTCTAAAAGATATTTCAATTATGGGTGGCAATAGACGCGCCTATCACACAGCACAATACGCTTTAAGTATTAAACAATGGGTTGATATTGCAATTCAACAGGCGGATAAACCAACATGCGCTGGCATTGCAAAGAAACTCAATGAGTTAGGTATCAAGACTTATCTTAACCGCCAATGGACAGGCTCTAACGTTCAATGGTATTTCAACACAATCAAAGAAAGAGAGAGAAAATATGGTAGGGAAATTGACGCCGAATGACATGATGTCATGCTCAAGGCTTCCAGCATTATTAGGATTTAGCAAGTTTAGAACCCCAAATGATGAATTGAAGCAAAGCATAGATCATTATCAAGGCATTGAGCCAGAGTTTATTGAGAATGAACCAATGATCTGGGGCAATCTTACAGAGAAGTTAATCCTTGCCGAAGCTGTCAAGCGTTTAGGCTGTGAGATTGATAATCTAGATCACACAGAGGCATACTTTCATGAAAGCATACCCTTGGCTTGCTCACTTGATGGCACTGCTCAAGGCGCTGGGACTGAAATATTCACAGACATTGGCAATGGGATTTATGTCATGAATGATGGCACAAAGCCTATCAAGCTCGATGGATTAGGTATTTTAGAGGCTAAACTAACTGCACAGGATGTCGAAGATACCCCAGCGGTTTATCGTGGAGTGATTCAACTTCAAGGACAAATGGATATTATGAAAGCTAAATGGGGTGCGCTATGTGTATTATATCGTGGCACAACACTAAGGATATTCTTATATGAGCGCAATGAGGATCAAGTGAATATGATTCATCAAGCGGTAGAAGAGTTCCAAGCAAAGTTAGATAAATATAAATCTAATGAAGAAATTGATTGGTATCCATTATCAAGCAGCAATGAAGCGAGTCGTGTGTTTGATCGTGCTGAAAAGAGTGCGATTGATATTCCAGAAATTGAGATCCAAGCTGAGAAGATCATAGAACTTCGTGAGCAAATCATGGAGTTAGAGAATGCGATTGATCGTTTACAAATCAATATCATGGAACAGATGCGTGATGCAGAAGTATGCAATGCTGGTCGTTATAAAATCTCATGGCCTATGCGTCAATACAAAGCACAGCCAGCAAAAACTGTGCCAGCTAAAGAAGCCTATGTCATTAGACAATCTAAACTTTCTATAAAGGATCGTATATGATGGCAGATGATGATATTCAATGGTATTCAACAGTAGCAATGCAAGAGCTTCAAGAATTAGAAACAAAAGTAGCAAAGGTAAAAGTAAAAGCAAGTGATATTATTAAATCTTACATAGGAGAAACTAAAGATGACTCAATCAGTATCGGCGATTGCTAAGGCATTCGTCAAAGCACAGAAAGAATTTGCACCAGCACTCAAGACATCAACTAACCCACACTTTAGATCAAAGTATGTGTCTTTAGATGGATGTATTGAAGCTGTATTAGATGCGCTCAATAACAATGGCATTGCACTTATCCAATCAACGCATGAGTGTGATAATGGCGTTAAGGTAGAGACTATTCTTATTCATGAAAGTGGTGAGATATTAACTGGAGGTATCCTACAAGTGCCAGCCACTAAGCAAGATGCTCAAGGTTATGGGTCAGCATTAACCTACGCTAGACGCTATTCTTTAATGGCTACTTGTGGTATTGCACCAGAAGATGACGATGGGAACGCAGCAGTTAGCGCTCAGAGTGTTGTAAAAAAGCAACAATCTAGTGGATTTACCTTCTATATTCCAGGAAAAGACCCACTAGAGCTATCGGATGTATTGACATGGCAAGGAAAATTCGATGAAATGAGTGAACAGCTAGTTAATTCTAGCCTAAACCCAGAGGATAAGATATCGAAACTAAAAGCATTAGTAGAAGCTAACCAGCCTACACTAAACCGCTTACCAGTAACAGTTAAGATGCAATACATAGGCAAGCAAGCCACACGCATCAATAATGTGAAAGGAAAATCAAATGAAACAATACAAAACTAACTTCAATGCTTTTGAATGGCGTTTCCCACGCTCATTTAAAGAGCTTAATGGTTATGAATACGAGGTGACATTAGAGTCACCCAAAGAGAAAAGGCAACGCATATGGAAAGCCACTAGGATTTCCATAGGCATTGCTCTATCTTTGTATGCTTGGCTTACTTATTCATTACATACATTGTAACTTCAAAGCCGAAGCGCATTTCAGTAGCTGCTGGTTTTGTCCACATAATCGTTCTCCTTTCGTGAGTTCATTATGCCAAAAGTATATAGAAAGTATATACGCAAAACCATGAAAGCTACCTAAGCAAAGGAGACTTTATGTTAGATGTTGCAGCAGTCATGTGTATGAGTTTAACGATGTATCACGAAGCTAGGGGCGAGCCTGTCCCTGGCCAAGTGGCAGTAGGGTATGTGCTTTATCGAAGAGCTGACTTTAATCAGAAGAAGATATGCTCAGAGACTTTCAAGGCAGATCAATTTGAATGGACTCAAAAGACTAAATACATACCACCTTATTCACAGCTTAAACCTTTTGTGTTATTGTCTGAGAAGATCATAAAGCAAGAGATCAAAGATAGTAGTAAGGGTGCTAGTTATTTTCATAATGTAAGCATGCCAAATCAATGGGGCATGAAACCAAGAGCAGTTATTAATAACCATGTATTCTATTAGGAGGCCATGATGGATAATGAATTTGATTTAGAAGCTAAAAAAATTAAGAAGCCAGTTAAGGTGCTTCAAAAATTATATGATGATCCTACTGAGGATAATGATGACATCAATGATTTTAAATATGACCATGGAATAAAGGATCATTATGACGAATAAAGAAAAGTTATTAACGCTTGTAAGTATTGTATGTATTTTTATCATGCTATTTGTTAGTGTTGATATAAACATTAATCAGATTAAGCCAAGAAGTTTTGCAGATAAAGATATCAAGTGTATTGATGGTAGATTATTTGAAGAAGTAAAGAAGAATATGTTTGTGTCTAGCCATCTCGAATGCTTTGAGCAAAGAAAGTTCTAGCTAAGTCATTGATTATAAAGAAAGACCTACACAATCGCTCTATAACGCACGATCGTATATGAGTTGATACTTTGGTATACCTAGTTTTAGTGTAGTTGCTTAGGTTTTGGATAAACATAGAGCATTTGCATATATTCTGCATTAATTTCTATGTAATCATCCTCGTTTTCTGACAAAAAAATTCTTAAGATTGCAAGAGGTGACTCTTCAATGATCTCGATATCCCAAATCTTACGACCAATAAGTTTGTCTAAGATATCTAATTGTTCTGATGTTGGATTTTCCACTAAACAAGTTTACCATGCCACTTTCCATTTGTGTTAAGTATCATTGGCATTAGTTTAGGTTGGCCATCTATAATCATGCCGCATCCAACAATGAATCTTGTCTTAAAGTTCTTAGCATAATTAAATGCCATAGACTTTTGATTGATAAGTGAACCGACTTGCATACCCCATACTAAAGCATCTGGGTTAGAGTAATAACCAATGCTAAACTTAGTATGATAGTGACCTTGAACTGTGTTCATACCATACTGCATAGCTACCTTTAATACATCAGCAGATAGTCCATGTGTAAAGAAACATCTAGTGTTATCAGATAGTGTAATCGTATGATCTTCTACCCATTGCCATCCTTTGCCAATGCCAAGGAAGTCATTGTAATCTTTGAGGTAACCTTTAGGAACGCCATGCTTTAATGCTCTACGATAAAGCATAGATGAATGGTTACTATGCACTAGCACCATCTTCGGAAAAATTTTTTCTAGCGTTTGAACGTATGCAATAGACGCTGCCAATTCATGGCCAGCAGAGAATAGATCTGGATCGCTATCATGCATAGACATCGCATGCATATCAAGCTCGTCACCAATATTAACAACGAGATCTGGTTTGTATTTTGCCTTGAGCGCTTTAAGAAAGTTGAATGCATCTGGATGGTGATATGGAATGTGTAGATCTGATATGACTAATACTGATTTGTATTTCATTTCGTATCCTCATAGTGGAGTTACGAAACGATATCACATTAATTAATAGTTTGCAAGGAACATTGCTTTTTCATCTTTGCGTCTGTTCTCAAGACCACGCAAGACTTTACCACCAGCCTTGCAATACTTTAAGAGCGACTCCATAGCTTCTTCTTTATCTCCGCGAATAAGCGCTTGACGGATGGTGCTACGCTGAAATGTTCCCAGACCAAGATTAAAACTAAAGCAGACAAGAGCGTCAAACTCGCATTGCTTAAGGTGCACGTTAGGTAGCATCTTAGATACTCCCAACTCGAAGCGATTGAGATCGTGTTTAAGAAGTTCATCTATTTCCTCATTAGTAAAAGTCTTATTCCAAGATTCAGGCAGTGACTTACCATCACCAATAAGATGACCCACCCCAACAGTCCACAGACCAGCGGGACAACGATAAGGTTTATTCCTAACTCCCTCATGATGCTTAATAACTTTAATACATTTATCACTTACTTTCATTCACCGCCCTTTTTCTTTTCCCATGTTCGAGATCCGAAATAGAAACCAATGATTGATGATACGATTGCCATCTCATCTTCTGAGAATATGGTATCCATAGCTTCTGGAGTAAAACCATTAGTAGATTTAACAGCCCATATGAAACCAGCAATATCAACGAATAGTAATAAGCCAACGAATGTAAAAGCAATGATGGGTCTGACTGATGCATTCAATGTCTTAACCCATGGTGCTGCTTCTGCTACTAACTTAGCATCGTGTTGGTATAATGCTTCACGTTCTTGTGCATAGGTTTGAGCATTGATACCTTCTAATTCAATAGCTGCAATCTTTTCTTGTGATTGGAATCCAGCTTGAGCCATAGCCATTTGCTGTTCATTCTGTAGTTTAGCCATATCACGCTCATGCTTTTGGTCTCCACGTTGTTGGAAGAAACCAAGAATGCTTGGCAGACCACTGGTTGCAAAGCCTAAGATACCACTTAATATTGCTAACATTTAAAACTCCTCTTTATCATATCCATAGAGATTACATACAATCTCTGCATACTTATTAAACTTATCTTCATGTGCATCAAAATCTTTATGTTTGTTATACCACAACATGCAATGAATCATCTCATGCAATAAAGTTTCATTGATCTTATTGAAGTCCTCACATAACCTAGATATCTCTATCCTTGGTGGATCATTTACAAACCATCCATATGTATCTGGATCATTGACTACCTTAAAGATTACCTTGTGCGGAGCTGGCATCCTATAGTTACAGAATGGTGGCATCCTAACAAAACAAGCATACAGTTTACGCAAGTTTTGTTTAGTCAATAAGACCATTATTTAGCCAATGGATTGATTGTTGATTTGCGTAATGCTTTCATCTCCTCACGCACTGCGTTAAGAGATACATCAACTTCTCGTTGTGATCCTTTGATAATGGCTGCTGTTTCTTTAGAAGATGCAAATGCTTCTGATGCTTTCTCATAAGCTCTATTGTTAGACATAGCTAATTCAATCATACGATTGTCAGCATTCTTAACCTTATCTTCTAATACAGTGATGCGTGTTTCAACATCACTCATCTTCTTTACTTCTTCAATTGTCGAAGTCAAATCGTTGAATAGGGTTATCCCGTAGTAGACTGCTCCACTGATAGGAACTAATACCGACAAGAGTATCCCCAATATCATCTGCGAGGATAAGTTTAAAGTATATTTCTTGTTCTCTGGCGTAGTCATTCTCTTGCTCCATGTTGATTGCTTCTATGATCTGTTGATTCTGTATCGTGTATGCTTGAGTCAGTAGTTGCATGCTCATAACAATCCCAAACCCAGGCACTATTTCTTTTGACTTTGGTAGTTCCGTCTTGACTTCTTGCGTAGATGTTGTGGGACTCGTTGAGACTGTCGTTGAAGTTTCTGTAGACTTCACTTCTTCCTTGACCGAAGTAGTTGTTTCCGTTGTCTGAGTCTGCGCAACATCCTGTGGCACAGTTACAGGATCTGTTACTATGGGCTGTGCATTGATGGGATTCAGTGGACTCGTTGGATTTAACGGACTTGTCGGACTGATTGGATTTGTCGGATTGTCCATCGACTTGACACAACTGTTGGTAACTTGAATCCAAGAACCAAACACTGGAGTCGAGTATGGATCTGAGCATGTCGAAGTTCTTTGCTCTAGTATTGATCCAGTGTATCCAGCTTCGCATGCTACTGTCCTTTGTTCAGTAGACGTGAAGCAAGTTGGTGGATCTTGTGTGCAATTATCTGACGTAGTTGTCCAAGAAGTCCAAGTATGCGAGCTACAAGTATAGGAACGACTTTGATTAACCACGCCACTATAGTGTGGTAAAGGGCAACTAAGCGATTGATACTCGACTGAATCAGTGCAGACTGGCTGAATGTATGGAGCGCAGATAGGATCATCTGGCCTATACGGACACCATGCTGTAGTAAGCGCTGTAGCATCGTCAATGCCATAGCACTGTAAGTTACTAATCCATCCTTGAGTTGTTGGAACATATGTGCAATACCATGCATAACTTGTGTTACTCCACAGAAGGATTAACAAGAGGTAACGTATATGTCGGACCATAGAGTTTCTCAAATCGTTTAGGATCTTTCTCATGCCATGCACGTTTAGCTGTATAGCCTAGTGATCCACCAATAGGGCAAGGTGATCCAGACATTTCCATAGCATCCCATACTCTAGGATCTTGACATAATACTGATACTGCTGCTACTTTTAAACCTAAGTCATTAAGTGTCTTGGCTAGTTTGATACGCTCACAGTTTTCATCTGTAATAGTAGAGCCACCACTGATAGAGAACATGCCTGTATTAGCGCCACCAGAGATACCAGACTTACACATATCATTAGAAAAGCCAGACATTGATGGGGCCATAGCACTTGGCACTGGCATCCCTTTGTTATTAATGGTTGTTGTATCAGCGTATGAATGAACGCAATATAAAACAACAAGAGTTAGAAATATGCCTAATAGTATTTTCATTTGATTACATGAATCTATGAGTTAATAGAAATACAATAACAAATCCAGCAGTGCCAATAAGGATCTGTTCTAGTCTTTTAAGTCTTGCATTAATTTGTTCATAACGAATAGCACATACTTCTTCATGTGTGCTAAGTCTTGATTCTACATCTGATTTAACCATGATTAAACCTTATACGGATAACGATTTTGAATTGAAGTTACTGCATCTAACCAATCCTGTTGTGTTTTAATTCCACGTTGATATTGGAAAAATATTGGATCAGACTCTGCTTTATATGCTTCTGATCTTTTATCACTTTGAGATTGGTTATAAATATCCTTTTGACTTTGAGTTTCATAATCATCAGATACTTCTGATTTAATTACGTTTCCAGTAGTTACTGTATAATAGATAGCATTATCACAAGTATAACCGCCATCAAACTGATCTGCTGTTGAAAATGGACCATATACTTGACCACTATCACTTGTTAAAATATATTTCATAATTTTCCTTTAAGCTACGAATGGTAATGCTGGGGTTAATATAGCTGTATAAATATTGTTATCACCAAGAATCATTGATGTAATAGTTCCGGATGTCCAAAAGTTTTGAGATCCTGGATTACTATAACTAGCAAAGTTAAAGTTAAAGTTATTATTTGTTGGATCAGCATTAATAATTTTTCCATAACCAATAATCCAATAACTACTTGATGATTGTGCATAGTAGTTATAAGTTGTTGCTAAGTTATTTACACTAGAATAACTCTTTGATGGAAATGCTTTCCAATTATAATATTGACTTCCAGATACTGTAACAGTTGCAGATCCAGCATTAGCAATACTATAACAATATGCATCATATATTGCCTTACTTCCATCTGATGTAAATAAATAATAATCCTCACCTTTATGAGATGGTATAGTTGGAATTAAATTTCCAGCTATTTGTGTTGTTTGTGATGTTCTTGATCCAGACGTAATAGCATTAGTTGAAGTATTATAAGACGCATAATATCTATAACTTGTTCCAGATCCACTATAATCAACAACCATTGTTGTTTTGCTTGTTGGTGAACAATAGTAATAATAACTATTACCAGTATCTGATGTGCTTAATGTGCCAGATGCTTTTGTAATAGTAACTGTTGTTCCAGATACATCAACTCTAGCTCCAGCTAAAGCAGCTCTATTTCTATTATAGTAACCATTTCTGTCTCGTTGCCATACCCAGAAACAATTATTAGATCCAGTATACATAACATCAGCTCGTTCTTCACCTTGACCAGCATCATTATTTACATCGTAAGTTGCACCAGATACATATAAAGAACCACTTACAATTGCAAATGCTGCATACCCTGGCCATATTGGCTCACCACCATTATTTTGTCCAGCACCCCAACAAATAATTCCTCTATCAGATCTATTACTATCAGATCCAAATCCAGTAGCTGTTCTTACACCACCACCAGCATAACTTGGAATTGATGGGTAAGTATAAACTGATACAGGAGATCCAACAGTTATAGCTAAAGTGCTTCTATTTAATGTTAATAATTGTGCATATATAGTAGATGGTCCAGCTGTTGAGCTCACAAGTATATAGTATGTATCAGTAACCTTACATATATGTGATACTCCAGCTCCAGATGCAAGACTTAAAGAGCTAGCTGATAATGTATAAGATGCGGTTGTAGGTGCGCCAGCAGTGATAGGATTGTGTAAGTGCCATACACCATTAGAACTTGAATTATCTTCTAAATTTAATGGGACTGATACGATTGGACTTCCACTAGCACTTGGATATAAATATTCTCTAATTGTTCCGCCATTATCTTTTATTGCTACTGGGAATGAAGATGTATTATAGAATACAAAATAACCAGATCCTTTAGTCATTAAAGTAGCATCTGGTAATGTAATTGATTGACCTTCTGCTGTTGCAGTAACAACTTGTAATTGATTGCTTGAATAAGTTAAGGTAACATTTGGTGTGCCTGTGCTTAATGTTAAATAAGAAGCTCCAGATCTTGATCCACTTGCTGGTGCTTGACTTACCCATGATGATCCATTAGATACAAGAACATTACCGCTTGTGCCAGGAGATGTTAATCCTGTTCCACCATTTGCTGCTGGAAGAGTTCCTGTTACTGCACTCGTTAATGATACATTTGTAATAGTATTGCTAGCACCACTAATTGTTTTATTAGTTAATGTTTGAGCAGTTGTCTTATCGACAGTAATTGATGTATCAATAGAGAATTGTGTTCCAGATACACTTAATCCATTGCCAGCTGTATATGATCCAGCACCAGAGAATTGTGTGAATAATATATCTGACGATCCCATAGTAGTTACTGGAGCTGTAATTACCCATCCAGTATCACCATTCACTGTGCCATTGACTATAAAGAAAAAATCACCGCCATTTAATTCAACTATTTGATCCGCAGAAGTTGCTCTTGTTAATACTGTTCCACCAGTAGCCCATGTATATACACCATTATGAGCAGCATTAGCTTGATTTTTAATAAGGATACGATCACCATTAACAAGTGAATATCCGTCTAATGTTGTAAGTGCTGTGCCTAATGTAAGTGTAGCTCCAACTCCAGAAGTTCCATTGTTATATGTAACTGTTCCAGATAAAGCAGCAGTTGTTGCAGCGGCTACTGAATCATGCACATGAAGGTTTGTAATAGCAGCATCTACATATTGTTTTGTTGCTACATCTAGAGCATTAGAAGGATCTGCACTTACTGCAATAGCTCCACCAGTAATAGATACATTAGATGATGATTGTGTTGCAATAGATCCTAAACCTAGATTTGTTCTGGCTGTAGTAGCGCTATTAAGATCTGATAGATTGCTTGCTTTATTAAGTGGAGTATATGTTAATGCATTTGTTACATCAGTAGATGATAATGTTACAGCTCCTGTTCTTGTATTAAATGCTGTTACAGCACCAGATACATTCAAAGCTGCTTGATTCCATGCAGAACCATCCCATACATATAATTGATTAGATGATGTATTCCAATATAAAGCACCAGTAAGCAGTGCATTTCCATCATTATCTAAAGATGGTGCAGATGATTTAGATCCAAGATATCTATCATCAAAAGCATCATAGCTATTAGCAGCATTTGTAGCTGATGTTGCTGCTGATGATGCACTTGACGCTGCATTTGATTCTGATGTCGCTGCATTATTAGCTGATGTAACTGCTGCTTGAGCATGATATTTAGCAGAATATTCACTACCAGATACTGGACCAGAAGTCTTAGTAGCCCAATTACTTGCTAATGTAGCACTGGCAGCTGCATTAGATGCTTCTGTTGGAGCAGCAACAATAGCAGACATATTTGTTGCAGCGCTATTAACAGATGATATGTTAGTTGCTACAGTATTAATATTAGTATTATTTGTAGCTACAGTATTGATGTTAGTAGAATTACCAGCTACAGATGTTACGTTTGATGAAATTCCAGCAACAGTTGATATATTAGAAGATATACCAGCAACAGTTGATATATTAGAATTGTTACCAGCTACTGTATCAATATTAGTTTTATTAGTATTAACAGCATCAATATTTGTTAAGTCACCAGCTACAGAATTAACATTAGCAATGTCATTGCCAACTAGATTTACATTTGCAATATTAACTGCAACTGTATTGATTTCTGATACAGGCTCATTAAGATCAGAAGCTACTGTATTAATATTAGATGTATTACCAGCTACTGTTGTTACATTTGATGAGATGCCAGCGACTGTAGATATATTACTTGCAATACCAGCAACTGTATTAATATTTGATTCATTACCAGCAACATCAACAATTTCTGTTTCTATTCCAGCTACTGTTGAAATATCAGTAGCAATACCAGCAATAGTTGTAATATCTGTAACTGCATTTACTACCTCTGGATTACCAGTTGTAGCATTAAATGATAAATATTTACCAGCGCGTGATGCTTTAGCTGGCAATGTCATGTTAATAGAAGTAGGATCTGTAACAGGAGCTTTAATAGAACGCTCAGCTGTTTCAGCAACTTGTTGTGCAAATATAACTTCTGAATCTAATTCGGTATTAAGAGCATTTGCAAAGAAATCACCACCAGTTACAAAGTCTGTAGATCGTTGAATAGCTCTAGCACCGACAATTGTAATTTGGTCAGATCCTGTTGCAGCTGATACTAATGTAACCGATCCTTCACCAGTAGATGAATTAATACTTACAGTATAATCTGTTGTTAAAGTCAAAAGTGTGGTATTCTTGTATACTGCGATATCTGTGCTTGTTAATACTGGAAACGAAAAAGCATATGGGCCTACGCCAGCAGAGCCAGTATAGACTACACGTCTTGATACATTAGTTATTGGATAATCAGCCATATTATTTACCTTTTATAAATGCCCATCTCTTGTTGTTGTTGTTTTACCTCATCTAGTCCCATTTGTAAATCAATATCTTCGTTTACAAGCATTTTCCATGCTCTACCATAAGTCTCAGATATCTCATTAGAAATAGCCTTTTGAGCCACAGACATATCCATGCCTTTAATACGTCTATATAATTCACCTAATTTGCTTACACGTTGTTCTAATTTTCCACTGTCAGTAGCAAGTTCTATCCATCTATTATATTGTTCACCAGATAACATAACGCCATCTTTTGATTTTGGTGGCACAAATACAGGAACACCATACTCAATTAATGTAGCATAGCCAGCGATAGGCTTACCTTCTGATGTTCTAAATGGGTTAAATGTTTCATAGAAATTACCTTGACCAGCAGTCTTTTCTTCTCCTGTTAATGGATCTAATGCTGGTGGTAATGCATCGCTCATACGTGGACTACGTGACTTAATATTAGCTAATGCTTTCCAATAGCCTTCATAGAATGGATTTACATCATCTCTTAATGATGTATCTTCACGCATAAGATTTGATTTCTCTGGATGTAGATATCTTTCAGCAGTAGCTGATAGTGAACTATAAGTTCCAGTTGAAACCTTACCATCTACCATAATGACTGGAGATCCACCTAAAGCAAATTCTGTGCCTTTTTGTGATACTTTAGTAAGTATATCAAATAGCTTACGTTTAGCAGTGACTGAATCACTTGAGAATGTATCATGTAAATCACTGATACCTTGCAGCATATCAAGATTACTCATGTAATCATAAAGACCCATAGCTCCATTCATAGCTAAAGCATTTAATCCTTCTTCATCTGGATCTTGCATTGAGTATTCAGCAGATGCTGATGCCATGCCTAATAGTGATGCTAATGGACCTAATGATTCATATGAAATATATACTTTATCTGGACCAACGCTGACGTTTGATATTTCGCTAAATTTATCAAGTTCTTCATCACTTACATCTGCTTTGTTTAATACAAATGAGAATGGTTGCCATCCAGTAGCCTTAAGTGTTTCTAAGTCTTTATATCGTGTTGGACCTGGACCAGTGAGTTGTCCACCTAATGTATATTGATATGTGCCATACATAGCCATACTACCAAGCGTAATCTTAGCTAATGCTTGATCTGCTTCAATACCACCAGCTGAAATAGCTTTTCTTACAGATGGTAAGATAGGAGCTACTGGTGTGCGTGATAATGTTTCTTTAACAATATTAGCTGGAGTTCTAACGAAAGGCACATATAGTTTAAGATATGGCATACCTAAGAACTCTTTGTTAATCACTTGATTAATTGATCTCATGCTACCTTCAAGTTCAGCAGTAAATGTTACTGTGCGAGCTTGTTTAGTTGCAGCTTCATGTAATTCATCTGTTGGATTAATTAATAGATCAGCCATATATTTAGTAGATTGAACACGTGCTTTTTCTTCATCAATGCCAGATGCTACAAGTTCATCATATTTTCTATTGCCTTCACGTCTAGCTAATGCAGCTAACTCACTCTTATAGCCAATGGCCTTAAAGAACTCATCTTCTGCCATTAATGTTCTACCAGGAATAGTCACTATGTTTCCATAATATTTAATAGCCTCAGACATGCCTTTACCAAATACGCTATCACCAAAGTTAAGACTAAAGTCATCTCGACCAATCTTAGCCATCTCTAGTTTAGTAGTTGGATCTGTAGGCATATTGGTTTTGAATGCTTTACCAGCCAATCTGAATGCATCTGTTGATGCTGCCATCATAGCTTGAGCTTGATCCATGACTTCATTCATTTGAATATAGTCTTTGCTTCCAGTAACAACTGATCTACCTTTACCTAATACAGAAGCAACTAATCTTTCTGGAGTTTGCCACATGCCAAATAATGCATTACCAGCAATGTTCTTAGCATGAGTTACTGGAGATGATAATAATCCATTGACCCATGTTGCATACCAAATATCTTTGGCGCTACTATAAAGTGTTTTTTCTGCAAGCATTGATCTATCCATGCCAGCATTAAGCGCAATATAATGATTTCCAAGATCATCTATGTTATCTAAGCCACCAGAGCTTTCTAATACTTTATCAAGCATCTCTGTTCTTTGTGCGCTAATTGTTGATTCTTTGTAGGCTTGTCTTAAGATACCAAATGTTCTTGCTACGTCTCTACGTTTGCCAACAGCACCTTTCATGAAGTTACCTTCCATGTTGATGCCTAATGCAAACTGAGCAGCTAAATCTTTAGTCTCAAGGCTTAATGGATCTTTAGCTTTAGCAGCTACATACTTTTGCCATAATTCTACGTTCTTATCTTGAATGCTACGTGCTACATATGGAAGCATTGCAAATTGTTTAGGATCTGCAATAGTCTTAGCATTTGTATTAACAACATATTCAAGGAAGTTTTCATCATAAACTCCATCTTTTTTGATGTTTTCAATAATGTCTTTATATGACATCTTTTCATACTTAGCTAAATCATATGTATCTGTAATAGATTTACCTAGATTATTGAAGTCTAGTGATGATGTTGGATCATAAAGTAATTTATCGATCTCAGCTTTAGGATCTGGCTTAACCATTTGTTGAATAACTTTTTGTGTTGTTTCTTGGCCAGCTTCTGGAATAACAGTAAATTTACCCTTCTTCTCAAATACTTTCCCAGGAGTTACTAATGGCTGATCTAAGTCTTTAGTAACATCTTTAGCAGTCTTTGTGATAATCTTCTTAACAATATCAATAGGCTTCTTAAGATTGATAGCAACATCAACTTTCTCGCCAGTGAATGTAAAATCTGTTTCATCTGGCAAGTTACTTGTTGGATCTTCTAACTCATCGCCTTGAGTTGTATATGGAACAGAAATATCTATTGCTTGTTGAATGTTCTCATCTGGATTAATAGCTTTAGTTGTTTGCTCTAAGTCAGCATTAACATTATCTAAAGCATTAAGTCTTGTATCTAATGATCTATTGTCGATTGTCATTTAATAGCCTTTGTCATCTTTGATATACCTTTTGCAATACCTTTGCCAGCTGGAACAGCAACACCAGCAGTAAGAACATCAGCAGCCATAAGTTTAGCATCTGGAGTTAATTCAGTTGCCATGCCTTTGCCTCTTGTTAAACTTTCACCACGACCAGCAGCTTGCAATGCAGCTGGAGTGCCAGTTACTTTACCATCCTCAACGCTACCTACAAATGGCAATAGATCGCGTAATCCAATCTCTACGCCTTTAATATTAATCTTACCAATGCTATCTAATGCATTACCAACTTCTTCTAATGTTAAGCCAGTCTTTTGCAATACGTTTTCAAATGGAGTCTGAGGAATCTCTTTTAGCACCTCTGTCTTTGGCATAGGCGTAACAATCTCTTCCTCATCTGGAGCGTAAGCATTTAGTTTATATTGCTTAAATCTTTCATCTAAGTTCATTAGAAGCTCGCTTTATTCTTTTGTTGTTGATTATAAGTATCTATATCTCTTAATGCACGTTTAATTATTCGCCTATCTTCTTTTGGTATGTTCTTAAATAACTTATCCACATCTGTAGCTTTATAAGCATTTTCTTGATATAAAAACTTATAAGTAGTAGACATTTTCTCTAAATCTGCTTTAGCTTTAGTATATATTTCTGTAGAATTAGTATCCATAATTTGAATAGCATTTTTTCTTGCTATTTCAGCTACATTAACTGGAAGTCCTTTAGCTCTTAATGCTTCAACTTCTTTTGTAGTTGATAGAATACTTTTAGCCACAACAGCATCTTGTTCTGGTTTAAGCATAAGCATTTGCTCTGATGTAATATTAACTGCATTTAATACAGCTTGCTTAATCTCACGATCATTATCTGATCTGCTAAAATATTTATCTTTAAGTTGCAATGCTTGTTTGTATGTAATTCTATTTGCTTTAGCAGCAGCATCAATCTCACCAACACTTAATAGATCAACATTAACTCGATTAAACATCTTATTATATTCAGCAAGATTTCCTGGTGTTTCATCTTGTGCAGTTACAATAGACTTATATTCATCATTGCTAATAGGTATTTCTTTAGCATGCAATGCAGTAATAGTTTCATTCGGACCAACTTTACCATCATAAAAATCTTTCATGATAATACGATAGTCATCTTCTCTTAGCTTTTTGGTAAGTTTTTCATTAGCCTCAATAAGATTGCTTTGAGCTACTTTTTTCTCTGTTAGTTTCTTAACAACTTCCATGCGATCTTCTGGAGCAACATAGTCATTAAGGAACTGAGTCATATCACCAGCTTGACCATCCATGATCTTCATAGATGCTTCTCCTGGTGTAGAAGCAAATGTTTTATCTTTTAATACATAGTTACCAATACGATCAATTACAGCATTCTTAAATATCTTATTGATCTCATTCTTTTTCTCTGCAACTTTAGTAGGATCAATACGTGTAATTAATTCATCTACTGATAGTTTAAGTTGCTTTTCAACGAGTTTATAATCTTCAAATGTAGTATATGTATCTAAAAGTGTAGGAACTTGCTTCTTAAGATTATCTAATTCTTCGTCTACTTTAGCTAAGTTTTCAGCTTCAATGCGTTTAGATATGCGATCTAATGCATTCTTACGAGTAGCATTGCCTAAAATAGTAACAGATTGTCTATATTTAGCTGATTCTTCTGGATCAATCCCAGCCAATACTTTTGAATGGCCATCAACGATACCATTAAGTTCATCGTCAATCTCTTGCATATTATATGGATTGCCAGAATTAACAACAGCATCAATGTCAGTAAATGATGCTCTTGCTTCTTTTTCTAATTCTGTTCTAAATGTAGCCACTTGAATCTTACGTGCAGCCTCACCAAAATAAGTATCAGATGGTTGGAATAAGTCAGATGGTTTCTCTTTATTTTTGATAGATTCCATCACTTGTTTCAATGATGGTGTATTCTCAATGCCATATTGCATACCAGCTTCTTCTGCTTTTTTAACAGCGCCTTTATATGCAAATTCACTAATACGATCTAAGCTAGCATTAAGTGATCTAGCTTGTTTAATCTCTTCTTGAATGTTAGCATATTGCAAAGTAGGAAACTCTGCATACATAATGCCAGAACGCTGATATCTAATATTATCTGCCATATTATGCCTTCTTAGTTGTTTCTGTTGGTTTACCTAACTTATAATATCCATAAGCAGCTTCACCTAATCCAGCAGCTGATGATAATAATCCAGATGTCATAGATGTTTCTGATGCGGTATTGAATATATTACTTTGTATTTGACCAAATGTTAATGCATTTCTAGCATTAGCCACATCCTTAGTAAACTCTTCGCCAGCTATACGTTCATTAGCAGCAGCCAATGTAGCCTGAGATCCTTCTGTGCCTAATATACCACGTGCATACCCACTAGCTACTAATGTAGATTGTGTCTCTCTTAATTTTCTTAAAGTCTGATTAGCTCTTTCTTCATATTGCAAAGCCTTTTGTGATGACTCTAACTTTGCTTGTTCAGCTTGAACTTTATATAAATTAGATTGAGCAGATGCCTGTTGCAATGTATTAATTGCTCCAAATACTTTAGCTGCTAAAAATACTTGTTCCATATTATGTTCCTTGATGAACTGCTACTTTATATTCCATACCCAATAACGTCATTTTTAATGGCGCACTTTGAGTAATTGTAATCTTTGCATCTGTGCTATATCCAAGTATACCATGAAGCACTTTAGTTCCAGTAAAATCTGGTATATCCGCATCAAGAATAGATGGTGTATCAAATGATCTAAATGGAACTTCAATGCCATTTACCACCATATTCTGTGTTTCTAATACTAAAGCATTAACTTCAACAATACGTTTTTTAAAGCCTAATCTAGTTCCTGTTTGAATTTTTAGATCTACAGGCATTGTAGTCACTTGCACATTAATTGGCAAGCCTAATTCATAGCTTGATGTAGATGATCTTGAGAATGTTATTGTGCCACCACTAGGCACTGTTTGATTAGCTTGCACTGTTCCATCAAGAAGAATATTAACTGATCTTCCTACAAGATGACTCATAGATACAGACGATGCAGCTCCACCAATTTTTGCTGAATCTACTAATAATGAATCATCAAATCTTTCTACATAATATTGATCTGTGCCAGATATTGTTCTTTTAACTACAGTATAGATAGTCGTAATATCAACGCTAACATCTACAAATGAATCTGTGCCAGTAATAAACTTAGATGGTGCTATAACATTTTCTGATCTAAGTAAAGAATATGCCACCATAGATCCATCACCACTATTAACAATCAATAATAAATCGTTTTCATCAGTAGCCACAGCCTTACGCAAACCCATTCTTGTTGGAGTTTTAAGTAAATGACCAGATAATAGAGATATCTTAGATGTTAAATAAGTAGCTTGTGTATCAGAATAAGCAAACTCATTAAGTGTTTTGCCTTGTCTTTGAATAAATAACGTGCCAGATTCAAGTTGTTTAACTCGAATACCTGGTTTGCTTCCATGTCGGCTAACTGTCTTAACTGAGAAATTAGTTGGTGTAATAGGCTCTAGTGAACTTTGTTGAGCATAGAACTCACCACCAGTCGTAAAAAATTGAAGATCACGACCAGAAATAATATCTGTAATAGCATTAAATGTATTAGTATCTAATGTTGCTTCAATAGCATCATCATCTAACCCTTCTGTTGGCTCAAAGTCAAAAAACAATCCAACTTTAGATCCCCATACTGTAGATGGTCTAGTCTTAGATCCACCAAAATATAAACGACCTTCATGAAAAGTTACTGTTCTTGGATATCCTTTTGTGCTTGACCATACTGATTCATATCCACTTTCTATTTCCCAGCTTCCAGAAGCAATAGCGCTAGTATCAAAAAATGGAAATTCTGTAACTACATTAACTTCTGTGCCAGATATATATTGCACTATTTTAGCTCTTCCTTGTGGATTTGCATTAATATATTGACCAACATTTCCACTACTAAAGACACTTGCTGATGCAGTAACTTTTGTTTTTCCAGATATAGCTGTTGGAGTTAAGGTAGCTGATGGACTGCTTGCTGATAAAGTAAATGCATATTTTGGCGTGCTATCAAATGTAATAGTTGATGCAGTCCATGATGAATCTGATGCACCACGCACAATCTTAACTGGGGATAAATCTTCATGCACTACAATCAATGTATCAGCAGATTGTGTCCAACATAGATTAGCTAATTTAGCTGATGTTAATGATACGCTAGATGTATCCAGATAATCGTTACCAGATGAATTAATATTAGTAACCAATGCTCCAGCTTTATATACATACATACGATTATGTGTAAAGCAAAGCATATAACTATCTGATGTTGAGAACTCAAATGAAACTAAACGAACTCCATTAGCAGCAGATGATGATCCACTGTTAGGCAATGCATTGATATAACGTAATCCAGAACGTCTTGTTATTCCGCCTTGTGGTTGGCATACAACATTAGTAGCAGTCTCCATAGCATTTTCATATGCTTTGAGATCCACCCTAGCGCGCATTAATGGATCAAGTTCTCCAGTATTGAAGTTTGTCTGAACTGTGACAAATCTTGCCATTAGTTCCTCACATCAATAAGTGAGAAGTCTTGAATAGCATTGACTGGTTGTCCTTGTCCGTCAATATTCATAGCTTGTCTCATATAGCCACCACGACCATTTTCTCCTGGTGTGCCAACTGCTAAGACTTGCCAATACTGTGCCTTTTCTGTTTGATCTGTAATTGGAAGTGCTAAATGCCATGCCATCATGTATTTCAATAACTGAATGAAATAGACTGGCATTGCGTATTCTGGAACTGAATATTGATAATCAACGTAGACTTCTTCATAGTCTGTCAATAGTTTATCGCCCATAATTCTGTATTCTTTTCGATATGGTGCGCCTACTCTATCTGAATCAAATACGCCTCTTGGTGGCGCTATACGATCAGATGGCATTTGATATTCATATTTGTATTCGGTTGTTGGTGTTGTTACCAATCTTGCGAGAGCTACTTTCTTAAATGAAAAGCTCCATGGATATGCTGTTAAAGCATTGTCTCTAATGTCAGAGTAAAGTCGATCACATACGTTGGCTTCATCTGTGCCTTCATTAAAAGCAGAAATAGGCTTTGCGCCTAACATCAATAATGAATCAGAACATACTGATAATGCTGAATCTCCAGCTGCCATACTTTATCTCCAAATGTGAGAATAAGGTGAGCGCCTAAACGCCCACCTTACCCAAGTTACATACTACTTCTCAGATATTAGTCTGAGTTTGTTGCTGTTACAGTTAAACCATCAGAAACGTCTACTGTTGTGCCATTGTTTGAACGAACCCAAACAATACTCATTGTAGGTGTTACTGAATCGTGAACGTAAATAACATCGCCAACTTTTAATAAAGAAGCTACTGAATTGAAGTAACCACTTGTATTAACTGTAGCAATAGCGTCACCGCTAGAATATGTCCAAACTTGTGGAGCATTTCCAGCTTTTGATTGACCGCCAGCAGCAGATAAACCAGTTGATGTAAAAGCCATATTAGTTTCTCCTTAAATTATGCTTCGCGGCATGTTAATGAAACGATACCCTCTGCATCAATCGTTGTTGCAGTCGCAGAAAATACAGCATTCACTAAGAATGAAGTTTTTTCTGGAATATAATTGATTTCTGTGCGAGGAGCGATACCTTCTGCGTAACCAACAGCATCTTTATGGAATGCAAAGATTGTTCTGTCATTTGAACCATCAATTGCTAAACCACCTTCTGAACGATCACCTAATACGTGGAATGTGAAACCTAAGAATGTATTGATTTCACCAGCTACAAGAGCTTTAACTGTATTAAAGTCAGAAGAAGTTACTGCTGTTTCTGAAAGTAATGATGCTAAGTTGTTACCATGAAGAACGATATGACGTTTTTCTGGTGGAACATTGTTT